TTATTGAATTTTAAGAGAGAGATATATGCCAAGTCCAACAGACTTTAATCTTTCGCCTTATTATGATGATTATACGGAGAGTAAAAAGTTTCACCGTATATTGTTTAGACCAGCGTTTGCTGTTCAGGCGAGAGAATTAACACAATCACAAAGTATATTACAAAACCAAGTAGAGAGGGTATCTGACCATTTATTTGAAAAAGGTGCAATGGTCATACCTGGTGAAATTGGATATGACTTAGCGTACTATGCTGTAAAGCTTACTTCTTTTACAGGAACACTATCAAGTTATGTTGGCGTAAAAATAACAGGAGGCACATCAGGTGTTGAAGCAACAGTCGTTAACACCTCAGCAACAGACGGAACGGACCCAGATACATTATTTGTAAAATATTCAAAAACAGGAACAAATAACACAGATTTAGTTTTTTCTGATGGAGAAACAATAACAGGAACCGCTTCAGATTCTACTGCTTTATCGGCAGTAGTAGATACAACTGCTACAGGCTCAGCTGCTGAGATACAAGCTGGTGTATATTATATAAATGGTTTTCATGTACAAGTAGATAATCAAACATTAATACTTGACAAGTATACAAGTACACCTAGTTATCGTGTAGGTTTAACAATAAACGAAAGCTTTGTTACACCATCTGATGACACTTCATTAAATGATAATGCACAAGGAAGTTCAAATGCAAATGCTCCCGGTGCTCATAGATTTAAAATTAATTTAACATTATCAAAATTATCTTTAACATCAACAGAAGATAGTAACTTCATAGAATTATTAAGACTATCAAGTGGTATTATTCAAAACCAAGTTCGTACTACAGAATATTCTGTTTTAGAGGACACTTTTGCAAGAAGAACCTTTGATGAATCAGGAGATTATGTTGTAAGAAACTTTGACATTGATATCAGAGAATCAGCAATAAGTGGTAACAATAGAGGTATCTATACAAGTGGTGCTACAACAGCTGATGGCAATACATCTTCTAGTTCATTGCTCGCTATAGGTCTCGCACCTGGTAAAGCGTATGTAAAAGGTTATGAAATTGAAACAGTAGGTACAACATTTAAAGATGTAAACAAAGCAAGAAGTTTTGATACACAAAGTAATTTTGGAACAAGATTTGATGTTGCAAACTTTGTAAATGTTACAAACATTTATGGTTCACCTGATGTTGGTTTTGTATCAGGCGATACTGAAGCATTTAAAAGAATTAATTTATATTCTGAAGCTACAGGTTCAAGAGGAACAGAAAATACAGGAACAGATTCAAGCATTAACACAATAGGTAGAGCAAAATCAAAAGGTTTTGAATATTCTTCTGGTACTGCTTCATCTAATATTTTTGCAAGTTCATCATTAACTTCTGCTGTTTATAAACATTATATGTTTGATATTAATATGTTCACACACTTGAACATAAGGACAGCACAATCATTTACTACAGGTGAAGTTATTACAGGTGGTACTTCAGGTGCAACAGGAACATTAGAAAGTATTTCTACAACAGAATCGGCAACAATAACCGGTGTAACACAGGCCGACCCAGCTGTAGTAACAGCAAATAATAATTTCAAAGAAGGTCAACAAGTTACAATCACTGGTGTTTCAGGTATGACAGAATTAAACAGTAATGTTTATACTGTTAGAAATCCTAGTGGTACTACATTTGAATTATATGATACAGATGGTATTACTTCTATTGATTCATCAGGATTTTCAGCATATAGTTCAGGTGGTGCAGCTGCTCATGGAGTAGTTATACTATCAAGTGTAAACGGAACATTTAGTGCTGGAGAAACAATTACAGGTGGCACATCAAGTAATACGGCAGTTGTTCAATCAGACGCTGTAGGACTTAAAGGTGTTACCGATTTTGATTTCCCACAAGTTAAACAAGTGGGTATGGCAGGTTCGCCAACATATACTGCTGACACATCATTAGATTCAACAAGTGGTGATAATTTAGTATTATCAGGTTCATTATCTGTATCAAGTAGTTCGGCTGCTGTTACAGGATTTAATACTAAATTTACTTCACAATTAAAAGTAGGTGATAGTATATCATTTACAAATGATTCAGGAAATACAGAAACTAAATTAGTAGAGGCAATTGTATCTGATACAAGTTTAACTTTATCTTCAAATGCAGCTGCTAATTCTACAAAAACAATTGCTACAAGAAGAAGAGCTAAGTTACAAAATCCTGAAAAAAATATTTCATTGTTTGAATTACCATATTCTACAATTAAAACATTATTAACAACATCTAATTCTGGAATATCTGATACAAGTTTTAGTGTAAGAAGACACTTTACTGCTACTTTGAGTTCAGGAGCTGCTACAATAACTGCTGGTACAAATGAAACATTTGCTTCATTATCAGAAGGAGATTATACTGTATCGGTTATGACTGCTTCAGGTTCTGCCGTTCAAGGTGATGTTTTATCACTATCAGGTTCAGGTGTGTTTACGCTAGGTGGTTCACCTACAGGTAAAACACTTACATTAGATTTTGGTTCTGGTTATTCAAGTGCAAAAATTAAAATACTTGCAACTGTAAACAGAACAACTGTAGGTTCAAAAACAAAAACTTTAAACTCAAATTCAACTGTTGCAATATCTGACCAAACAACAATAGAAAGTGGAACAATAGGTTTAGGAAAAGCAGATGTTTATAGAATTAATAATGTTTATATGGCAGCTGACTTTAGTACAACTGCTACAACAAGTGATACAGATATCACATCAAGATTTGATTTAGATACAGGACAAAGAGACAACTTCTATGATATTGGAAGACTAAAATTAAAATCTGGAGAATTAACACCAACAGGCCGTTTATTAGTAGACTTTGATTATTTCTCACACGGTTCTGGAGATTTCTTTAGTGTTGATTCATACTCAGGTGTTGTAGATTATGAAAATATTCCTGAGTATACTTCTGATACAACAGGTAAAACATATCAATTAAGAGATGTATTAGATTTCAGACCAAGAGTAGATGACGCTTCTACAATTAATTCAGGTGGCCAAGACCGTTCATATGATGGTACTGGTGCTTCAACAGTAGATGTTGTTAAATTCAATTCAGATGTATCTACTGACCATGAATATTATTTACCAAGAATAGATAAAATTTTCTTAGATAAAGATGGCAACTTTAAAGTTATTGAAGGTGCAAGTTCATTAGACCCACAAGTACCAAATGATTTAGAAGGTGCAATGCACTTATACACATTAAAAGTTCCTGCTTACACATTATCTACAGGTGATGTTGATATTGAAACTGTAGACAACAGAAGATTTACCATGAGAGATATTGGTAATCTAGAAAAAAGAATTGAAAATGTTGAATACTACACACAATTAAATTTATTAGAACAATCAGCACAATCTACACAAATTCAAGACGCTGAAGGATTTGATAGATTTAAAAATGGATTTATTGTAGACAACTTTACAGGTCATGGCATAGGTGATGTAGGAAATATTGACTACAGAGCTTCTATTGATATGTCAAGAGGTGAATTAAGACCTATGCATAATACGGATGCTGTTCAGTTAATTGAAAGAGATGATGACGGTACAGCAATTGTGGCCGCTGATAGAACAGCAGCTAATTATGCAAAAACAGGAGACTTGATAACATTACCATTTACCGAAACAAATTTAATAACACAAGCATTTGCAAGTAAGACTGTAAATGTAAACCCATTTGAAATATTTACATGGACAGGTTCAATAGGACTAACTCCACCGGGAGATGAATGGAAAGAAACCGAAAGGTTGCCAGAAATATTAACAAACGACAATGGTGCATTTGATAGTGTTACATCTAATTTAAGCAACTCTAACTTAGGTCAAAATCCATTAGGTACAATTTGGAATGAATGGCAAGATTTCTGGACAGGCACTCCAATTACATCTACACAAGATAGAGGTATTAGGAGAAGAGGTAGAAGATTAGATAGAGTAACTGCTATTACAACTACTCAACAAACAGTACAAACAAGAACAGCTGTTAGAACAAGATTAGTTTCAAATACAATTAGAGATAGTTTACAAGGTAGATTGGTTACAATAAACATTTTACCATTTATTAGAAACAGAACAATTTCATTTAGTGCAACTAGAATGAAACCTAATACAAGAGTTTATCCATATTTTGATAATGTTGATATTAGTTCATATGTAACACCAACAGGTGGCAGTTTAGGTGGTAACATTGTAACAGACGCTAACGGAGCTTGTTCAGGTACATTTACAATGCCTGACCCAACAGTAGATTCAAATCCAAGATGGTCTGTTGGTAATAGAGTATTTAGATTAACAAGTTCATCTACAAACACAAGTGTTGTAGCAAATGTTGAAACATCTGCTGAAGCAAACTATATTGCACGAGGTGTTTTAGGTACAGAAAACTCTACAAGAGAATTTAGTTTAGTAAGAGAATCAACTGTTGATACAAGACAAATAACAAGAACATCAACTAGAGAAACATCAAGAGTTGTTGGTTGGGTTGACCCACTTGCACAATCATTCTTAATAGATGATACAGGTGGTGTGTTTGTAACATCAGTAGATTTATTCTTCTCTCAGAAAGATAGTGCAATACCTGTTACAATTCAAATAAGAGAAATGGTTAATGGTTATCCAGGACCAAGAATAGTTCCATTTAGTGAAGTAACATTAAATCCTGGTTCTATCAATACTACATCAGACGCTTCAACAGCAACAAACTTTGCTTTCCCTTCTCCTGTTTATCTAGAAGAAAATAAAGAGTATTGTTTTGTAGTATTATCAAATAGTAATAACTATCTTGTTTATGTAAGTAGATTGGGCGAAACAGTAATAGGTTCTGATAGAACCATTTCACAACAACCATATGCAGGTACTTTATTTAAATCTCAAAACGGTTCAACGTGGACTGCTGAACAAAATGAAGATATCAAATTTACATTAAAAAGAGCTGAATTTGAAAATGTTACAGGTACAGTTACTTTAACAAATGATACTTTACCATCAAGAACATTGAAAACAAATCCATTAAGAACAACAAACGGTTCTGGTGTAATTAGAGTATTTCATCCAAATCATGGTATGCATGGTACAGATAATAATGTAACAATATCTGGTGTTGCAAGTGGCACTTATAATGGCATTTCACATTCAGATATTAACGGAACATATACATCAATTTCAAATATAACTTTAGATAGTTATGATATTACAACAAGTGGTACAGCTAACGCTACAGGTGATGTGGGTGGAACAACTGTTGTTGCAACACAAAATAGATTATATGATGTATTAAATTTAAGTTTAGGAACAATGAATGTTCCTGGAACAAATACAACATATTCATTAAGACCTACATCAGGAAAATCTGTTAATGGCTCTGAATCAGAATTTAGTTTAACAGCGGCTAGTGGTGCAGTTTCAGTTATTGCAAATGATAATATTTACTTTACTGCTCCAAATATGGTTGCAAGTGAAATAAATGAAACAAATGAAATGTCAGGACAAAAATCTATGTTTGTAACTTTAACAATGACAACTGAAAATACAAAACTTTCACCTGTTCTTGATGTACAAAGAATGAGTGCATTTACAGTTCAAAACAGATTAAATAGTCATACATCAGGAAATCATCCAGATTATGTTGCAGATACAGCTAATACAGGTACAACATCTGAAGCTGTTTATATAACAAGACCAATTGTTCTTGATAATAACTCAACAGCATTAGATGTAAGACTAACACAAAATGTAAGGTCTAGTTCAGAGGTAAGAGTATACTATAGAGTATCTTCATCTGAAGAAGTAAGAAATATAAATGACTTATCTTGGACACCATTTAACTCAGATGGTAGTGAAGATATAACTATCACACCTGCTGAAGATGATGAAACATTTAACGAATACAAATATTCAGCAAGTGGTATACATGACTTTACAGCATTTCAAATTAAAATAGTTATGAAAGGTAGTATATCAAGTTACCCACCTGTAATTAGAGATTTAAGAGGTATTGCATTAGCAGTCTAAGATGGCAAGATTAAAAGTACAAGGTCATGTGGGTTTAGTTAGAGATTCTCTTTCTAAAGCTATTGTTAACACAAATAGAAGTGAATACGAATCTTACATGAATAGAGTTAGAGCAAGAGAACAACAAGGTGATGAAATTAGAAACGCAATAAAAGAGATAAATAGTTTAAAACAAGAATTGTTAGAAATTAAAAATCTACTCAAAAAGGAGAATGATTAAGAATGGCTGCGAGAACAGTATTAACATCAAATACATTAGAAGAATTTAGAACGACATTCAATAGTCTTTCATCTACAGATATTGGAGATTTAGCAAGTTTAACTACTTCAGCTGGTTCAATAGTAGGCGCTATTAATGAAGTGGATGCAGCTATTGGTACAGGTAACTTTACTGTTGCAGATGATTCGTCAACAACAACTGAAATTGCATTAGGTGTTGATACACTAACAGTATTAGGTGGAACAGGATTAGAAACATCTCTTTCTGGTGATATATTAACCATTTCAGATTCAACATCAGGCGTATCAGCTGCAACATATGGTTCTACAACATCTATACCTGTTTTAACAATAAATGATAAAGGAAGAATTACATCAGCAACAACTGCTGGTATTACAACATCATTAACCATTGCAGATTCATCTTCAACAAATGGTACAATTGCTCTTGCAACAGACACATTGACATTTGAGGGTGGTGCTGGTCTATCAGCAGCTATTTCAGGTGATGTTGTAACATATAATTTTGACGGAGTAACATTTACAAATTACGAATACACTGCTACAACAGGTCAAGCAACATTTGGTGGTTCTGATAATAATGGTAACACATTAGCATATACTGCCGGTAAAATAGATGTATTTTTAAACGGTGTTAGACTTGCTTCATCAGATTATACTGCTACAAATGGTTCAACTATTTCATTATCTACAGGTGCTATTGGTGGTGATATATTAGTTGCCAAAGCCTTTGTTACAGTAAACACATCATTAATAGAAATTAAATATGACACAACACCTCAACTAGGTGGTGATTTAGATGTAAATGGTAATTCTATTGTTTCTGTTAGTAATGGTGATATATCTATTACACCCGATGGAACAGGTGATGTTATTCTTGATGGATTAAAATATCCACAAGCAGATGGTACTACAGGACAATTTTTAAAAACAGATGGTTCTGGACAATTAGCGTTTGCAACAGTAGATACTAACTTAGTCAATGACACTACACCTCAATTAGGTGGTGATTTAGATTTAAACTCTAGTGATATTACAGGAACAGGTAATATTAATATTACAGGAACTATTCAGTCTTCAGGTGATATAACAGGAACATTAGCGACAGCTGCTCAACCAAATATTACATCTTTAGGAACTTTATCATCACTTACAATAAGTGGTGACCTAACTGTTAACGGCACAACTACAACTATTAATTCTACAACATTAACTGTAGATGATAAAAATATTGAATTGGGTTCTGTAGCTTCACCTTCAGATACGACTGCTGATGGAGGTGGTATAACACTTAAAGGGGCTACTGACCACACATTTAACTGGATAAATTCAACTGATGCTTGGACTTCATCAGAACATTTAAATCTTGCAACAGGCAAAGAATATAAAATAAATGGTACATCACTAAAAGATGTAACTGAAACTCTAACTAATAAATCAGGCAACATCAGCCAATGGACTAATGATTCAGGATATTTAACTAGTATAACTGCTGGTTCAGGTATAGATGTTTCAGGTACAACTATAAGTGTTGAAACAGATTTAAGAGATGGCATTACACATGTAGGATTAGACACAGGTGATTATATTTCTTGGTCTAACAATGCTCATACATCTTTCTTTGTAAATGGTAATGAAGAAGCAAGATTAGAAGCAGATGGAGATTTCCATGCTGACGGCAACTTAATTGCATACTCTACAACAATATCTGATATTGCATTAAAATCTGATATTAATGTAATACCAAATGCACTAGATAAACTTGATGAAATTAGAGGTGTTACATTTACCAGACATAATGGTAAACAATCAGCCGGAATTATTGCACAAGAATTAGAAAAAGTTTTACCTCAGGCAATTAACGAAACTGAATTACCATTACAAATGAATGATGGTAAAAAATACAAAACAGTAGAGTATGACGCTATACATGGCCTTCTTATACAAGCCATTAAAGAATTAAAACAAGAATTAAATGATTTAAAAAACAAATCCTAAAAAATGACTAAAGCAAGAGACAACTCAAAGTTTGGTAATTTTGCAGGAAATGAAGTTTTTTTAGATTCAGATAAAGACACTTCAATTACTGCTGACACAGATGACCAAATAGATATCAAAGTAGGTGGTAATGATAGTATCTCTATAACACCATCACAAATAACAATAACTGATGCTGATAGTAACCAACCAAGATTATTATTAAAAAATACTAATGCAGATTCTAGTCCACCTTTTTTAGATTTTCAAAAAGATAGTTCTTCTCCTGCTGACAATGATGTTATAGGCAAAATGAGATTTATTGGTGATGATGATGGTGGTAACACAGTAGCATATGCAACTATTGTTTCTACATCACCTGATGTTTCAGATGGCTCTGAAAATGGAGATTTAAGATTTGAAACAATCGTAGATGGCACTAATGCAGAACGTATGAGAATAGATTCTAGTGGTAATGTAGGTATAGGTACTAGTAGCCCAACAGATAATCTTACTGTAAGCACATCAGGCAATACTAACTTTATGATTAAATCAGGAAGCAGCAATAATGGCAGAATACATTTTGCTGATGATGATGATACAGATGTTGGAAGAATAATTTATGACCACGCAAATAATAACCTAACATTTTGGACAAATGACAACGAAAGAATAAGAATAGATTCTAGTGGTAATGTTTATTTTGGTACTACAGGTTCAGCACCTTGGACTGCAACTTCAGGAACATTTACTAGAATTGGAGATACATTTCCTATAACAGCAACTGCTCAAAACAGCATATGTGCAATCTTTAACAGAAACACAGGAGATGGAGCTGCTGTTGAATTTAAAAAAAGTGGAACAGTAGTAGGTAGTATTTCAGTTACAGCAAGTAATACTGCATATAACACATCATCAGATTATAGATTAAAAGAAAATGTTAATTATACATTTGATGCAACAACAGAACTAAAAAGATTAAAACCTTGTAAGTTTAATTTTATAGGTGAATCAGAAACAGTAGAGGGTTTTCTTGCACACGAAGTTTCAAATGTCGTGCCTTTAGCAGTAACAGGAACAAAAGATGCTACAAAAGTACAAGATGTTTATGATGATGATGGTAATGTTACAGGCACAGAAACAGTACCTGATTATCAAGGAATCGACCAAAGCAAACTAGTACCTTTACTAGTCAAAACAATACAAGAATTAGAAGCAAGAATTACAGCATTGGAGAATAATTAATGGCCATAACTAGAGCATTTACAACATCACAATTAGATTCTAGGGTTGACTTTTATTATACAGCAACCTCAGGCCAAACTACATTTAGTGGTTCAGATGATAATGGTTCAACCTTATCATATACTGCCTCAGGCAAAAAAGATGTATATCTTAATGGTACTCTTTTAATAGAATCAGATGATTATGTAGCAACAAACGGAACATCTGTTGTATTGCAAGCCACAACACAAGCAGGTGATATTTTACATATTTCAGTAAATAAAGTTATGTCAAATCTAGTAAATCTTGTTGACACATCTGTTGATTTAAATGGAAATGAATTGATACTGGATGCTGATGGAGACACCAGTATAACGGCAGACACAGATGACCAAATAGATATTAAAACAGGTGGAACAGATAGAGTACACATTGATTCTAGTGGTAATGTAGGTATAGGTACTGCTAGTCCTAGTGTAAATTTTCATATAGAAGATACATCAACAAATGCTTATATGAGAATTATTTCTAATAGTTCTAATACAGCAGGAATTTTATTTGGTGATGAATCAGGTATTTCACAAGGAAAATTATATTACTTAAATGGTGATGATGCTATGAGGTTTGATACTAATGGCTCAGAACGTATGAGAATAGATTCTAGTGGTCGTGTAGGTATAGGTACTAGTAGTCCAACTAACCCATTGACAGTATCATCTTCAACAGGAGGTTCACCAGGTGTAAGAATTATAAACACAAGTTCTAGCACATTAGGTGCTGATTTAACATTACAACACAAGAGTGAATCACCTGCTGACAATGACATAATTTCAATCATAGCATTTCAAGCAAATGATGATGGTGGAAATAATACTGTATATGGACAAATTAGATGTACTGCAACTGATGTGACCAATACAGCAGAAGATGGAAGAATATCATTTTTAACAACAAATGATGGTACATTAACAACAAAAATGAATTTAGATAATCTTGGTAGATTCGGTGTTGGCAATTCAACCACAACAAGTTTGCAAGGTGCTAATGGAACGAATGTCCAATTTTATTGGCAAGGAAATTATGGTGTGTTTGCATCTTACAACGACCTTTCATTAATATTAAATAGGCAAGGCAATGATGGAAATTTACTTCAATTTCGACAAGCAGGTACATCAGAGGGAACTATATCAGTATCAGGTTCAACAGTATCCTACAATGGTGGACACTTATCTCGTTGGGGAAGATTATCAGACAACTCACAACCAACTATCCTTAAAGGCACAGTCATGTCTAACCTAGATGAAATGATTGTATGGTCTTATGATGATGTTTTATACACAGAAGAAGATGAACTGCCTGTAGATGATGATGGAAATCCAACTGCATCAGTAGGTGATGTTAAAAAACCTGCTTACACAGCAGAAAACGAGCAAAGAAACCAACTTAAAGTAAGTGATGTTGAGGGTGATATTAATGTTGCAGGATTATTTGTTAAGTGGGATACAGAAGAAGATGAATATAACGATATAGATTTAGCAATGACAGGTGATATGATTATCAGAATTGCACAAGGAACAACAGTTCAAAGAGGAGACTTACTTATGTCAGCAGGTGATGGCACAGCAAAACCACAAGGAGATGACATAGTAAGAAGTAAAACAATCGCAAAGGTTACATCAACTACAGTAATCAATACTTATGATGATGGAAGTTATGTAGTACCCTGTGTAGTAATGGCTTGTTAGGAGAATAATTATGGCCGTAACTAGAGCATATAAAAATGCAACAAACTTTCAAGAAAGAAAGACTGCTACTCCATTGATTATAAATGGTGATATGGCTATAGCTCAAAGAGGTACGAGTGTTACAGGAGTATCGGGTTATACAACAGTTGATAGATTTCGTGTAGTTGGGAGTGGCGATGCAGTTGATGAATTATCATTAACTCACGAACAAAGTACAGATTCTCCAGATGGCTTTGCTAATTCTTATAAAATAACAGTTTCAACTCCAGAAACAACTTTAGCTGCTGAAGAAATGATACGAGTAGAACAACGTTTAGAAGGTCAAAACCTACAGCTATTAAAAAAGGGAACATCAGATGCAGAGGCAGTAACTTTATCTTTTTATGTTAAAGGTTCTGTAACTGGAACATATATTGTAAATCTTCACGACAATGATAATGACCGAGTTATTGCTGTAAGCTATACTATCAACTCAGCAAATACTTGGGAGAAAAAAGTATTAAGTTTTGCAGGTGATACAACAGGTACTTTAGATAATGACAATGCAAGAAGTTTAAGTTTATATTGGTATCTTGGGAACGGAACAGATTGGACTAGTGGAACACTCGGAACATCTTGGGCTGCATTTACTAGAGCGAATGTTGCTGTTGGGCAAACAGACATTCTTACAACTAGTAGTGCAACATGGCAAATAACTGGCGTTCAACTAGAAGTAGGAACATTTGATGCTAACAGCATACCCCCATTTCAGTTTGAAGATAGAACAACAAGTCTAGCTAGATGTCAAAGGTATTATTGGAGATGGAGTGGTTTACAAACAGTATCGGATGCTGCTGCTTATTCAACTACAGCAATATATGGACACATGCCTTTTGGTGTTACAATGAGAAGTGCTCCAAGTATGTCTGTATCTGATACGACACACCTAAAATTATGGATGTCTGGAAACCAAGTACCAACTGCTCACAGTTTTGCTCAAACTACAGACCATAGCACAAGATTAAATGTAACAGCAGGAACAGCAAGAACACAAGGTCATTCGGGTTGGATAGCTATACAAGATGATTCTAGCTATTATGTTGAAGCAGATGCAGAATTATAGGAGACAGCATGGATATTACATCAGCACAATATATACAAGATGAGATAGATGCAGGAGTAAACTCAGGGATTAAATTAGTTTCTAATGGTAAAACTTATTATGTTCCATTAGACACAGCAAATACACACTACCAAGCAATTCAAGAATGGGTTGCCGAGGGTAATACAATACAGGAAGCAGATTAGTAAATAATATTAATCAAAATAATTAAAAGAGAATATAAATAGTAGTAGTATGACAAGAGCAAGAGACAATGCATTTTACGGAGATATTAACGGAAACGAGTTAATATTGGATGCTGACGGAGATACCTCAATCACATCTGATACAGATGACCAGATTGATATTAAAGTAGGTGGTTCAGACAAAGTAGTAATAGATTCTAGTGGTAATGTTACTATTAGTGCAAACTTAACTGTTAATGGAACTACGACCACAATTAACTCAACAACATTATCGGTTGATGATAAAAATATAGAATTAGGTTCTGTAGATTCACCTTCAGATACTACTGCTGACGGTGGTGGTATTACTCTAAAAGGTGCAACAGACCATACATTTAATTGGGTTAACTCAACGGACGCCTGGACTTCATCAGAACATCTAAATCTTGCTTCTGGAAAAGAATTTAAAATTAATGATACATCACTAAAAGATGTTTCCGAAACTTTAACAAATAAAACATTAACAACAGAAGCCAACACACTTACTTCAGGTGGCAACACACTTTGTACTTTACAACAAGTATATCCTGTAGGTTCAATTTATATAAATGCTTCTGTAACTACAAACCCAGCAACACTATTAGGTTTTGGTACATGGGTTGCATTTGGAGGAGGGCGTGTTCCTGTAGGCCAAGATACTGGCGATTCAAGTTTTAACACCTTAGAAGAAACTGGTGGTGCTAAAACACATACACTAACGATTTCTGAAATGCCATCACATACTCACAATGTAACAATGAGTACAAGTGATAGTGATAATGATTTCTTATCAGAGGGTAATAATACAGGTACATCTACATTTACAACATCATCAACTGGTGGAGACCAAGCTCACAATAACTTACAACCATATATTGTTGTTAAAATGTGGAAAAGAACAGCTTAATTTGGTATTATAAATAATATTAGTTAATTAATAATGGAGAAATGAAATGAAATTTACATTAGATGATAAAGAGTATGAAAGTGATAATTTAACTGAAGCAGGTTTAATTGCTCTATCTAGACTACAAGAAATAAATTCTAGAAAGCAAAAAATGTCGGCAGAATTTAATGATTTATCCGTGCTTATGGAATATCATACAAAAATTCTAAAAGATAACTTACCTGAAGAAACTAAAGAAGAAGAATCAAAAGAAAGTAGTAAATAGATATGACAACAAGAGCAAGAGACGTAGCTGCAGGTGCAACCAGACAAACATTTGTTTACACTGCCACAGGTGGCCAAACTACATTTTCAGGCAATGACGCCAACGGAAATGCATTACAATATAATAACGATAAAGTAGATGTATTCTTAAATGGTACTAGATTATCACCAGCAGATTATACTGCTACTGACGGTACATCTATCGTTTTAGGAACAGCTGCTGTTGCCAATGATGTTGTTGATATTATATCATTTGGAATTATAGGTATTAATTCATTTTTAGATATTAATGGATTAGAATTTATATTGGATGCTGATGGAGATACAACGCTTCATGCTTCTACAGATGACCAAATAGATGTTAAAATTGGTGGTAATGATAGATTAGTATTAACATCAGGCGACATTGATTTAAAAAATGATGGCACAGCTTCAGGTATTAAATTATACTGTGAAAGTTCAAACGCTCATTATGCTCGTTTACAATCAGGTCCACATTCAGGTTATTCAGGAAATGCAACACTAACTTTGCCTACAACTACTGATACAATTGTAGGCCGTGATACAACAGACACATTAACCAATAAAACAATTGCTATAGGAAGTAATTCTATTAGTGGTACCGTGTTTACTGTAACCGACGGTAGTAATTCTACAAATACAGTTATGGGTGGTACTTTAACATTTTCGGGAACATCTAATGAGGTAACCGTTGCAGAAAGTTCGGGTACAGTTACAATAGGTTTACCTGATGATGTTACAATTGCTGGAAATTTAACAGTAAACGGAACAACTACAACCATAAACTCTACAACACTAAGTGTTGATGATAAAAATATAGAATTAGGTTCAGTAGATTCACCTGATGATACGACTGCTGATGGTGGTGGTATAACACTTAAAGGTGCTACTGACCACACATTTAATTGGGTAAATTCTACAGACGCTTGGACTTCATCAGAACATATTAATTTAGCTTCAGGAAAAGATTTTAAAATTAATAATGTGTCTTATGTTCAAACTGTATTAGACGCTGTTTATCCTGTGGGTTCGATTTATACAAATGCTACAAACTCAACTAATCCTGGAACATTACTAGGGTTTGGTACATGGGTAGCTTTTGGTGCAGGTCGAGTACCTGTAGGTATAGATTCAGGACAAACAGAATTTGATACAGCAGAAGAAACAGGTGGTGCTAAAACACATACACTAAGTGAAGCAGAAATTCCATCTCACTATCATTTAAGTGGGTATGGTAGAGATGCAGCTCCTAGATATGGAACAACAACAGGTTTATCAAGTGTAAGAATTGATAACGATGGAAATGCTTACAACAGTACAAGTTCAGCACACACATCTTCAGCAGGTAGTGGTAATGCTCATAATAACTTACAACCATATATTGTAGTGTATATGTGGAAAAGAACGGCTTAATAAAAAATGGCTGCAATTGCAAACTTAAAATTAGACCAAGGTGCAACATTTAGTACTGATGTTACCGTTAAGGATAATAACGGAGAAGCTTTTGATTTAACAGGATATACAGCTGAAGCTAAGATGGCCTTAGGTTATTCATCTACTCGTTCTAGAGTAACAATTACAACCACTATAAGTTCAGACCCTACAACAGGTGTAATAACATTATCATTAACACCTATCATAACAGCAGCTTTAGATGCTCCTGCTAGATATGTTTGGGATTTAGAAATTACTCAAACATCTACAGGTATAATAACACGAGTTATTCAAGGGATTATTACAACATCCCCTAATGTTACCACATAAATTATAAAATTCTTAGATTTTACAATTAACTTTTCTTATAAATATTACAAAGAAGAAAGGAGGTAATAGGCAATGCCTATAACAGCAACTATCAATTCAACGACTGCTGGAGCTCAGAAAGTATCAGTTACTTTACCTAGTGCTCAAGTTGCAAATACTTTAAGTAACTTGGCAGATGTTGATGCAACTTCATTACAGGATGGTGCTTTAATACAATGGGATGGAACAGCACAAAAATTTGTAACAAGAAATGAAATATCTACACCTACAGGAAGCTTAATATTCAATGGTGGAGTTTTTTAGAATTAACAAAGAGAGAGATTAAAAATGGCAACAGTAATTAAAATTAAAAGGTCTTCGGGTACTACTGCCCCCTCTGCCTTAGCTCAAGGTGAGTTAGCCTTAACATATGGTACAGGTACATCAGGTAATAATGGAGACCGATTATTCATTGGAACCGGCACAGAGACAGCCGGCGAAGCTGCTAACATTGATATTATCGGTGGTAAATATTTTGCAGACTTAAACGACCATGCACACGGTACACTAACAGCTTCTTCTACAATTATTGTAGATTCAAATAAAGCTATTGATGAATTGTTTGTAGGAAATAGTGCAACTATTGGTGGTCAAGTAAAATTAAATGAAGGTACTAATAACGGTTCTAATTTTATTGGAATAAAAGCACCCAATTCTGTTACAACTACAACAACATTTGTTTTACCTGACGGAGATGGAACATCTGGCCAATTTATAAAAACAGATGGTTCTGGAAATTTAAGTTTTGATACTGTTGTTTCATCACTCACATTAGCTGCTGATTCAGGCTCTAATGATACTATCAGCACAGGAGAAACATTAACATTTACAGGTGGAGAAGGAATAGACACTGCTGTTGCCGACAATTCTATTACTATCTCAGCTGAAAATGCTTCTGATTCAAATAAAGGTGTTGCTTCATTTGATGCTACTGACTTTACAGTAAGTACAGGTAATGTTACATTAAACGCTGAAAGAATACAAGACATAACAGGTTTGATGTTCAGTTCAAATACTGAAACTTTAATTACTGCTACATATCAAGATTCGGATGGAACAATTGATTTAGTAGTAGATAATGACCTAGCAAACTACAGTAATACAAATTCAGATTTTGCAACGGTAACAGGAACAGAAACACTTACAAATAAAACTATAAATGGTCCTGATAACACATTAACAAATATTGCAAACGCTTCATTAGCAAACTCCACAATTACATTAGGTTCATCTACACTTACTTTAGGTGCTACCACAACAGCAATTGCTGGAATGACACAATTGACTGTTGATAATGTAGATATAAATGGAAACACAATTTCAACAACGGATACTAACGGAGATTTAGTATTAAGTCCTAACGGCACAGGTGCTGTAAGTGTTAATAGTAGTAAAATTACAAATGTTGTTGACCCAACAAGCGCTCAGGATGCAGCTACAAAAGCTTATGTGGATGCTATCGCTGAAGGATTACATGTACATGCTTCATGTAAAGCTGCAACTACACAAACATTGGCTGCAGAAAGTGGCGACACAGTAACTTATGATAATGGTGTATCAGGTGTTGGTGCAACATTAACTCTTTCAACAGGCATAACAACATTAGATAGTTATACTCTAGTAAATGGAGATAGATTACTTATTAAAAATGAAAGTAATGCAGCTCATAACGGTATCTATATTAGAACATCATCAACTGTATTAACAAGGGCTACAGACTTTGATACAACAACAGAAATTGCTTCAGGGGACTTCTTATTTGTTGAAGAAGGTACTGTCAACGCAAATAACGGATATGTTCAAACAGAAACAACATCTGCTATAGGTTCAAGTGATATTATATTTGAACAATTCTCTGGTGCTGGTCAAATTATTGCAGGTGCAGCTTTAAGTAAAACAGGCAATACATTAGATGTAGAAGTAGATGACAGTTCTATTGAAGTATCAAGCGACGCTTTACAAGTCAAAGCATTAGGTATTACAAATGCAATGTTGGCTGGTTCTATTGCAAATGCTAAATTAGTAAATAGTGCAATAACAGTTACAGATGGCTCAAACTCAACAGCAACATCACTAGGTGGTACAATAACATTTACTGCTGGTGAAGGTATGGATGTTACAGAAAGTTCAGGTACACTTACATTTGCAGGAGAGGATGCTACAACAAGTAATAAAGGTATTGCTTCGTTTAGCTCAGACAACTTTACAGTTTCATCAGGAGCAGTTACAGTTACGACTATAGATGGCGGAACATACTAAAGTCTACTAACTAAATAATAGTAATGTGAGGACTATTGTATGACAACAACAGTAAAATTAAAACGCTCTGAAACCGGTTCTTCGGTACCAACTACTAGTGATATAGTTGTAGGTGAGGTTGCTCTTAATACTGCTGACCAGAAAATCTATGTAAGAGATTCAAGTAATAACATAAAAGTTATTGGTGTTGGTGCTGACGCCACTACTTCTATAAAAGGTATTGCTTCTTTTTCTTCTTCAAACTTCACAGTATCATCAGGCGCTGTATCTTTAAATGCCGACCAATCAGGCACAATTACTGGATTAGGAACAATCACAACAGGTGTTTGGAATGGCACGGCAATTGGTTCACAATACGGTGGTACAGGACAAGATTTTAGTTCATCAACAGGTGTAACATACTTCGATTCGGGTACTGCTTCAACAGTAAGTATGGCCACAAAAGGCCAACTATTAGTAGGTGATGGTTCAGGTGCTCCACAAGCATTATCAGTAGGAACAAACGATTATGTTTTAACAGCCGATAGTACAACAGGTACAGGTGTGGCATGGAAAGCTGCAAGTGGTGGGGGTGATGGTTCAGCTGCTAAAAATATGTTCTTCTTTACAGCTTCAACAGGCCAAACTACATTTACAGGAACAGATGATGATGGAACAACACTATCTTATTCAGCTGGTACAGGAAAAACAAACATATATCTTAATGGTATTTTATTAGATGACGCTGATTATACTGCTTCAAACGGCACATCAGTTGTTTTATCTACGGCAGCTGCAGCTAACGATTTATTAACAGTAGAAGCTTTTGTTGTTTCTTCTACCTTTGAATTATCCAATGATGCTACACCTCAATTAGGTGGCAACTTAGATTTAAATGGCAACGATATTACAGGAACAGGTGATATCAATACAACAGGTAATTTAACCATAAGTGGAAACTTAACCGTTAACGGTACGACTACAACTGTTAACTCAACAACACTTACAATAGATGATAAAAATATAGAGTTGGCCTCAACTGCTAGTCCTTCGGATACGACTGCTGATGGTGGTGGTATTACATTAAAAGGAGATACTGACCATACATTTAATTGGGTAAATTCTACAGACGCCTGGACTTCATCAGAACACTTAGATTTAGCTACAGGTAAAGAATATAAAATAAACGGCACATCACTAAAAGATGTAACTGAAACACTAACCAATAAAACAATCAATAGTGCATCCAATACTATAACGATTACAGAATCAAATATATCTGATTTAGGTTCTTATTTAGAAAATGTTGTAGAAGACACGACACCTCAGTTAGGTGGCGATTTAGATACACAAACAAACACAATAGATTTATCAGCAAATACTGCTTCACTAAAACTAAATAAAGGTACAACAGCTCAAAGAGACGGAAGTCCAAGTTCGGGTATGTTGAGATTTAATACTGAAGAATCTTCTTTTGAGGGCTACGATGGTAGTGCTTGGGGTGCAATCGGTGGTGGTGGAGG